CAGCGTGCCCCTCCTCATCGCCAAGCCAAACCTAACTCCCTCCTCGACGGCCTGGAAGAAATCGAAAACCTGAGGTTCGGCAACAATGTCCAGCCATTCGCCCGCATCGCAAACTGAGGCCACCAACGCCCTGAAGCCGCTGTTCGTCGCCTATCCGGCAGAGCGCGGCAACGGCATGGGCGGCGCCGCCACCTACCTCATGGCTGTCGAGGGCTATTCCCTCCCGGCGATCCAGAAGGCCGTGACGCGGCTTATCCGTGGCGAGTTCGACTGGTTCGGCGGCCGGTTCCTGCCGACCACAGCCGAGCTGTCCCGCGCTTGCCGCTACTGCGAGGACCTGATCGCCCCGCCCAAGCGCATGGCGCTCCCGGCGCCGGGCGATGTCGAACCCACCGAGGAGGAATGGACCCGTCGCAAAGCCCAAGCCGATGCAGCCCGCGAGCGGTTCGGCATCAAGCCCTCAACGGGAGAGACAGTCGTCGATCGTGAAGCCATGCCGGAAGCTCTCAGAGCAGAGCGCGACCGCGATGTAGCCAAAGCTGCCGCCAAGCTCCGTGAGGGCAGCTACCAGCTTTCCGACGAGGCGATGGCGATCTTCCGTGAAGGTCTTTCGGATCGCGTGGTTCCGAGCCCTGACGAGCAGTTCGATGCCTGGAATAGGGAGGCTGCGGAATGAGCGAGATACCTGAAGGCTGGGTGCTTGTTCCGAAGGAGCCCACGCCTGCAATGATCGACGCTGCTTGGCGGACAATCCAGACCGTTCCTGCGGACGCCCGCATGGCTGTTCTGTTGGCAAGCCCACGCAGCGCCCATCAGGTCAAGATGCTGAACCGCTGGCGAGCCATGGTTGCCGCTGCTCCAAAGCCTCCGAGTGATCTCCCGGAACACGCGGATGCCAACAACAAATCCCCCCACAACAAGGGAGAGCGCGCGGCATGAGTGTCGGTCGTCGAGGATTTCTCAGGCTGTTGGCTGCCGCTCCTGTTGCCGCGCCTGTGGTTGCGCGAGAGGCAGCGCAGAAAGCGGGAGTCGGGGCCGTTGGTCTCGGTATCGATCAGTACGCTTCTCCCGGCATGTGCGGGCCGTCTCCGTCAAACGATGAAGGCGTGTGGCTCACCGATTGGTGCCGCCGCGTCCTGTCGAAGGAATGGGAAGCTGAAAAGCGCCGCGAAGGGAAAACGTGGCTGCCGTCGCGGCTTGACCCTGATCTTGCGTCGTCGCGTTCACTGAGCCTCTCGGCCGCCCTTCGCATCCAGCAGGACCGGGACATCGAGCGTCGTATCCGCCGGGAGCGAGATGAGGCGCAGAGCCGATATCTCAGCTTCTTCAAGATGAGGTTCATCGTATGACCAAAGGGCGCGTCATTGAAAGGCAGAACCGCGAGCGGGGAATGAGCGACGTAATGATGCGATGCAATTTTTGCGCTGGCTCAACGGGCGGATGCAACGGGCAGTGCAATCGATACACCCGACCATACCAGCCGGGTTTTGCAGAAGTTGTTCAGAAGGGCTGCATCTGCCCACCTACTGCTGAGAAAACCTGCCAGCGCTGGGATTGCGGGCGAAAGTCTGCCTCAAACGTCGCTGTCGGAGGCAATTTCGTGGGGAAACTCGCGGATGCCAACTCAAAGAAACCCACCCCATGAACGCTGAAACAAGGGCGAAGGAGATCGTCGACGATCTCGCATCTCGGGTGATGGCCCATGGTTGGGAGGAAGACTTTCACCATCCTTTGCTCCGGCAGGCAGAAGCCCTCATCTCCGCCGTCATCATCCAGGCAGAAAACGACAAGCTGGAGGAGGCGGCTGCGGCAACGGCTGGTGCCGCTCTCCGCGCGATCGACGATGGCAGCCCTCGGCGGCAAGTAGCTGTTGCAGTGGCGAACGCCGCCCGCTCCCTCAAATCCAAGGACTGAACCATGGCGAAGGCAGCGGGCCGTAAGCGGAAGCAGGGCGTAGCGCGTACCAAGACCGGCCAGATCAGCCGGGCAGGAAAGGACCCCAGGATGACAGCGCTCGCACAGCACCACCGCGCCGGCAGCCTCTCAGAATGGCGAGGGACGACCGTGGGCAGGCTTCTCGAGGATCAGCGCGACCTCACCAAGGGCACAGTGCCGAAGGAGCTTCACGAGGCCGCCAATCGCTTCGCCAAGGCATACGAGGCCTATCGGTCAGCCATGTGCTCGCGCCGGCCCCTCGCTGTCGTCACAGGCGGCATGCCTGGCGAAGAGGATCAGGAGCGCACCGCCAAGCTGCTCAAGCGCTACACCGACGCGAACACCGTCCTCCAGCAACAGGGCCATGCAATCCGGCAAGCAACCCACGAGATCGTCTGCGACCACCACGAGGAGAGTTGGACGCCGCCGTTCCACATGGCCTTCCATTGCGTCAAAGGACTCAAGGCGCTTGCCGAGCATTACGGCCTCGAATGGCGGGATGAGCGGAGGGCGGCATGAGCGATCGGGACTTCGAGTGGATCAAGGCGACCTCTCGCGGACGCGCTGGGGTCGCTTCTGGTTTTAGGATCACCTGCGGCAAGTGCCATGCACAAGAGACCTTCGTGCAGAACGGTACGGGCAGGAAGCCACCGAAAGCCGCTGAACAATATTTCAGGAACCGAGGCTGGGTCATCGGCGCGAGAGCATCAGTCGATCGCTGCCCGTCCTGCTGGGCCTTCCAGAGCAAGCCATCCCCGAAATACGAACCAAGATTCGAGAAGGAAAAGCCCGTGACCGCTGAGAAAGCCGAGGCGCCTCAGGAACCGAGCCGCGAGGAGCGCCGCATCATCTTTGCCAAGCTGCAAGATGTTTACCTCGATGAGAGCGCCGGCTACGACAAGGGGTGGACCGATCACGCGGTGGCCTTGGATCTCGGCGTGCCTCGCGCTTGGGTAGCGGCAATCCGAGAAGAGAATTTCGGGCCGGCCAAGGATAACGCCGATCTGCGGGAATATCTGCAAAAGCTCGACGCTATCGAGAAGGAGCATCAGAAGTTCGTTGGCCTCTTCAATCAGGCCAAGGGCGTTGCCGATGTGGTGAAAGCCCAGCTTGATGATTTGCAGCGCTTGGCGCGCGATGTCCGGAAGCAGGTCGCATGAGCAACGTCGTTCACGTCAATTTCAATCGCTGGGGCATCCTTCAGAGCGATTATGCCCAGCTGAAGCCGTTTCAAATTATGGACCGCGCGGTCGAAACGATGACGCCAGCTGTTCGCGATTTGCTCGCCATCACGCCAAACCCCGAGCGGGCTTGGTGCAGCATCATCTTCGACTGCGCCGTCAACAGCGGCATGTTTATCCGCATGATCAAGGGTGATGATATCGTTATCGATATGGGAGGCGATGGCGACGATGTTGTCATCCCGTTGGGCAACGTTTTCGCCGCTGCTGGCCAAGTGATGGAAGGCGGGAGCATTGACTGGCAGGTTTGGATTTGGGACGCCGCTGAGGAGGCGCTTGAAAAAGCCGCCAAGAGCATGATGAGCTAGTTGACACCGAATCTTGCATCTGCGCATGATATAGACCATAGCGATTTGCGTCTAAGCACCGCCCGGAGCCCCAAAGGCTGCCGGGCTTTTTCATGGGTGAGTGATGGGCGTCGTCCGCGAGATCAAGCCGCGCCGCAACAACGCAGCCGTCCGCAGCGCCCGCATGATCTGCGCCCGTCTCGAAAGCGGGGAGATCACCAGCGCGGCCTTCGTGCTCGTGAAGCGTGGCGGAAAAGTTTCAACAGGCTGGGACGCGATAGGCGAAGACAGCCACAAGCTGATCTCAGGCGCCAGCACGCTGGCCTATCGGATCGTCAAGCAGGCTGAAGAGAGCGCTGAGTGATGGGCGTCGAGTTCTCGCAGGAGACCGCTGACACCATCTGCGAGCGCATCGCGAATGGCGAAAGCCTGCGTTCCATCTGCGCCAATGACGATATGCCGTCTCAGGTGTCTGTGTTCAGGTGGCTCGCAGCTCGCGAGGAGTTCTGTAAGCAATACGCGCTCGCGCGTGAGGCTCAGGCAGACGCTCTCTTCGACGAGATGCTGGATATCGCTGACGACGGTCGCAACGACTGGATGGCGACGAAAGACGACGAGGGGGAAACCGGATGGCGCGCCAATAGCGAGCACATCCAACGGTCCAAGCTCCGCCTCGATGCCCGAAAGTGGATGGCCTCGAAGCTCCAGCCGAAGAAGTACGGCGACAAGATCACACAAGAGCTGACGGGTGCCGGCGGCGCCCCGCTCGTCCCGGTGCTGAATGTCACAATTGGCAAGCCTGGATCTGAGCCTTCATCCGAAACAGGGTGAGGCGCTTCAGTCGACGGCAAACGAGGTTCTGTACGGCGGCGCGGCCGGCGGCGGGAAATCCCATTTGATGCGCGTGGCGGCCATTCTGTGGTGCGCTGCCATCCCCGGCCTTCAGGTCTATCTCTTTCGCCGCATCCGAGACGACCTGGTCAAGAACCACATGGAGGGGCCGAAGGGCTTCCGCTCCATGTTGGCAGGGTGGGTGCTCTGCGGCTTCGTGGATATCGTCGAGGACGAGATCAGGTTCTGGAATGGCAGCAAGATCTATCTCTGCCACTGCAAGGACGAGAAGGACATCTACAAATACCAGGGCGCTGAAATCCACGTCCTGTTGGTCGACGAGCTGACGCACTTCACGGAGAGCATGTATCGCTTTCTGCGTAATCGCGTTCGCATGGTCGGCATCACGATTCCGGCTCAGTATGCAGGCCAGTTCCCGCGCATCCTGTGCGGCGCCAACCCCGGCAACATCGGCCACCTCTGGGTCAAGACGACCTTCGTCATCGCCAACGTGCCAATGCAGCAGTGGCGTACTCCCGCCAACGAAGGCGGCATGCTGCGGCAGTACATCCCGGCCCGGCTCGAAGACAACCCGAGCATGGCGGCAGATGACCCTGGTTACGAGACGCGGCTTGAGGGCCTCGGGTCGGCGACACTGGTCGCTGCCATGCGCTGGGGCGATTGGGACGTCATCGAGGGCGCGTTCTTCGACTGCTGGGATCGCAAGCGCCACGTCATCAAGCCCTTTGAGATTCCGAAGGAGTGGATGCGGTTCAGGTCCGGCGACTGGGGCTCTGCCAAGCCGTTCTCATTCGGATGGTGGGCGGTAGCGACCGAAGACGCGAGGGTAGGCAATATCTGGCTGCCGCGCGGCTGCATGGTCCGCTACCGAGAGTGGTACGGCTGCCAGCCCGGCAAGCCGAACACAGGTCTTAAGCTTCATGCCGAGCCTGTTGGCGCCGGAATTTGGGAGCGTGAAAAGGACGACCCCAAGCTGACCGGCGGCGTGCTCGACCCCGCCGCGTTCAGCGAGGACGGCGGGCCTTCCATCGCAGAGCGCATTTCGCGCGGATCAGGCAACAAGGTTTTCTTCCGGCCCGCCGACAACAAGCGCGTTACGCAGCGTGGCGCGATGGGCGGCTGGGATCAATTGCGCAGTCGCCTTGTAGGCGAGGCTGACGATCGCCCGATGATCGTCACGTTTGATACCTGCGTGGACAGTATCAGGACGATCCCGGCGCTTCAGCATGACGCTGACAGGCCGGAAGACCTGGACAGCGACGGCGAAGACCACGCTGCCGACGAGTGGCGTTACGCCTGCATGAGCCGCCCCTGGACGCCAGAGGCTCGGCCAAAAGAGAAGCCCCGCCGCGACCGCTACGACCGCGATGACGACGACGGCGAGGATAACTGGAAAGTGGTTTAGCCCATGGCCGCACAGAACGTTGCGACCATTCTCGAATTCCGACGCTCAGGCTCGGAGTTCGAGATGGAGCGCGAACGCGACGACGATCTGCCGACTGCGGCCGAACTCGTCGATATGTTCGAGGCAAGCGAGGACGCGAGCTATGAGGCGCGTCAACTTGCCGAGCGTGACAGGGATTATGTCGATAATATCCAGCTGACAGCTGAGGAAAAGGCGGCTCTTCGCAAGCGCAAGCAGCCCGAGATCATCATCAACCGCGTCAAGCGGAAGGTGGATTTCCTCAAGGGCTATGAGATGGCCCAGCGCGTTGATCCTCGCGCTCTGCCTCGCACGCCTCGCCATGAGCAGGATGCTGAAGGCGTCGAGCAGGCCCTGCGCTATGTCGCAGACGATCAGCGCTTCGACCACAAGCGCTCGCAGGTCTGGGACAATCTGCTGGTGGAAGGTGCCGGCGGCTATCGCGTCGCGGTCAAGGAGACGAACTACGGCATCGACATCACGATCGACCGCGTTCCGTGGGATCGGATGTTCTACGACCCGCATTCGAGCGAGGCGGACTTCTCGGATGCCCGCTATGTCGGTCTGGTCAAGTGGATGGACTACGACGAGGCCAAGCGCCTCTATCCCGACGCTGTCGACGCGCTGACCGACACGCTCAACCAGTCGAGCATCAGCGACACCTTCGACGACAAGCCGCGCTGGAAGGTCTGGGCTGACAAGAAGCGCCGCCGTGTTCGCATCTGCCAGATCTGGATGCTGCGCGGCGAGGACTGGTGGTTCGCTGAATACACCAAGGGCGGCATCCTTCGGGAAGGCGAGTCGCCCTATCGCACAGACAAGGACGAAAGCGACTGCGAGCTGGTCTTCGGCTCGGCCTATGTGAACCGCGATAACGACCGCTACGGCATCGTCCGCGAGATGATCGGGCCGCAGGACGAGATCAACAAGCGCCGGTCGAAGGCCCTGCACCTCCTGAACGTCAACCAGACGACCATGGAGAAAGGCGCTGTCGACAACGTCGAGACCTATCGCCGTGAAGCCGCGCGCCCCGATGGCGTCAAGCAGGTCAACCCCGGCTTCTTCGACAAGATTCGCGACGATACGCGAACCGATCTCGCGCAAGGCCACCTCAACCTCTTGCAGGAGGCCAAGAACGAAATCGACATGATGGCCGGCAACATCGCGTTGCAGGGCAATGCGCTTCAGAAGAGCGCGGCGTCCGGCAAGGCGATCATCGCGAGCCAGCAGGGCGGTGCGATGGAAATCGCGCCCATCATGGACGCGCTGCGTGATCTCGATATCCGCGTCTATCGCAAGGTCTGGTATCGCATCCGCCAGTTCTGGACGGCCGAAAAGTGGGTTCGCGTCACAGACGACGAGCGCAACATCAAGTGGCTTGGCCTCAACGTCGATCCGCAGCGCCTGGAGATGGCGAAGCAGGTCGACCCGAGCTTGCAGGAGCGCGTTGCCGGCGCCGTTGGCAATGTCGCGGAGCTTGATTGCGATATCATCATCGATGACGCGCCGGACGGCCTGACGCCTCAGCTTGAGCAGTTTCAGAGCCTTGTCGAGCTGAAGAAGATGGATGCGAACGGCGAGCTGCCGTTCCGCGCCATCGTGGCCGCTATGCCGAACCTGAAGAACAAGGAGCAGGTCATGGCGGCTATGGACGAGGCCAAGCAGTTGCCGCCTGAGGTCCAGCAGCTTCAGCAGCAGATGAAGGCGCTCGAAATGGCCATGGCAGAGGCCAAGGTCGCGGAGACGCAGGCGAGCGCGCAATTGAAGCAGGCACAGGCTTTTGCCGCCGTCCAACCAGACCAGCCAGATGCGCCGGCCGCGCCACAAGGCCCGACCGATGCCGAAACGTTCGAAACCCTGGCCAGCGCCGATCTGAAGCAGGCGCAAGCCGAGAAGGTCCGCGTCGACACTATGCTTGCCCCTCAAGCCATGGCGCAGAAGGCAGCCAGCGAGCAGGCGCGCGCTGAAGCGATGCGCAATCGACCCGTTCAAGGAGCCCGTTGATGGCAACGCTTTATGTTTCCGAGTTTGCAGCAATCGCGCCTGGCGGTTCTGGCGGCGCCGCGCAGGTCGTCGGGGCGCCGCTCGCCAGCCAGACGGTCGCGATCGGCGGCAGCTCCGCCGCGACCACAAACGGTTTCGGCAACGGAACGCGCCTGATCCGCGTTCATACCGACGCGATCTGCTCGATCGCCATCGGCCCGAACCCTACCGCCGTCGCTACGGCCATGCGGATGGCTGCGGGCGCGACGGAGTATTTCAGTGTCAGCCCCGGCGATAAAGTCGCCGTCATCACGAACACCTGAGCCATGAACTTCGGCGGGCTGGGAACTCGGCTAGGGACGCTGGGCGCGGACCTTAGCACGGGTGGCGGGTCCGGCCCTGCGTTGCTGCCGCTCACCGCGCCTTGGACCTCTGTAGACAACAGCTACGGTGCACAGGGCGGCTCAATTGACGTATCGCAGTATACCGACATGGCGATGGGCTGCCGTGGCCTGCTGACCATGGGCACGATCCAAGCTCGTGGCGGTGATCGTATCTCGCACGCAAACGACCGCTTAGCTCCTGCGCAAGCCTGTTGCGAAAACGGCGCCGCCGCGCTGATGAACGTCGAGAATGATCTAGCCGACTCAGCTGTCACGGCTGACAGCGCAGGTGGTGATGTGATGCTCGCGAGGGCTTCCGCCTTTGCAACCGCCATGCGGGCCAAGGGCGCGAAGGTCATCGCCTTCAAGCAAGGCAATACGACCGCCGCAATCGGGGCGAAAGCCCTGGCCGTGACCCGCTACAACTCACAGATCGCGTCCTTGGTCG